ATCCTCTCCTGACAGGCTGTCCAAAAAGTATTCTTAACAATTAGACCATAAGCCTCGTCAAAACCGCGACCATCGTCGGTGTCGGCGAAAGAAAGCTGCTTCATGATACTGGAATGAATCTTCCATGTCGTATCCTTTCCCAAACTAGGGAAGTGCTTCTTTCTCTCTTTCAACACTCGGCAAATAGCGCGGTCGTAGCCTGAAGGTTGGTATCTCCCAAACGGCTGGAGACCAACCCCCCCGTACCACTGAGGTACAAACCAAGGAAGTGTGACGTTATTTTTCTCACAAAAGGTTCGGAAATTCTTAAGGAAAAGACGATAATACTCAGCTCGAAGACGAAGAGGAAAAGTCTCGAGGAGCTCACGGGAGTTAGATGCGAAGGTATTGACCTGCCCCCAAACCGATTCGGTACCCATTGGGCCACCGGACCGCTTAAGGTTAAGGACAACACCATAATTGATGAAAGGAATCATCATATAAGGTCGCAATTCTTTCTTCCAGAGCAGAGTACCGTCAATCTGACAGAGTACACGACGTCCCCATCGATACAAGAAAGTAGTACTGTTAATATTACAAAAATAATCTGAATAATAGTACTTTCCAATAGAGGGGAGCATTCCAAACCACGGACAGAGCGTAAGCCACATAGAATGTGTATTCACATTGGCCGGAAAGAGAGCATCATCGCCATTAATTACAAGGCGAGCCGACCGCAAGGTCAGTGATCTTCTGTCCCCACATTCCATAGACAGTCTACCCAAAGCTGCATTAGCTAAGCACAGGATGGGAAAAGAGGAGATCGAACCCATAAGTTGACCATTTTCTTGATTTAAGAAATTCTCAAGGTCATCTTTACGAGGTTCTTTAATGATATGGTGAATCAAGGATCGAACATATAGTTCTTTGAACTTAACGACAAAGTCCCTGTCTTCAAAGTCTTGGAAGAGAACATCAATTAGTTCTTCAGCCAAGGTCTCGGAGACCCAGGACATCATGCCGTCAGTCGCATCTTTATAATCCACCGAATTCAACTTCTCCCCTTCTCTCAACGTCTTAAGTCTATCGGCCAGAATTTGTTCTGTGACAGGCTGTCCAATTAGAGAAAAACAAGGATGATGGCGCATTGCGGAGTGGACATATGTCTGAAAAGATTTGAGGACATATCCCATTAAGGGAGGGCCTTTAGTAATCACTCTGATTTTCAAGGCCTCCGGCAACGCCACCGTTTCAACCAAAGGGTTTTCCACGAAAGCACGTTCAAAGAGTTCTCTATAGCCAGAAATTTCTGAGAGCTGATTATACTCAGTATGAACGATCTTTCCCACTAATGAAGGTGTAAAGTCTTCACTCTCCTCGTCCCATGTATCAAACACCGTAGGATGGATACATCGTTTAACAGGGACCGGTGCTGTGTCTGTCTCCTCATAGATGGAGCCAACGGCTCCACACGAACTACGAGATGAATAATAGTTGGCGGATGTTGATGGGAAAGGTAACTTGAAAATATCATCAATAGTTACCCTTTTCTTCCCAAAAACTTCTCTAACAGTTCGCCTTAGTTCACCTTTGAGGTGATCGCGACTGATTTCGACATCACAGACCTTAAGGACCTCTACACCCTGTGCTGGATCGCCTTTCTTCGTGGTGAGTTTAACGAAAGTTTCATGTTCAGCTTCTTTTAGACCATTCTTGGACGCTCTAGGGCATCCCTTTTTGATCTTATTTAGGCTGTCCATGAACTGGACAAAACACTCATCACATGCGTCCCTTCGAAACAGGCGGAACCACCGTGCCCAAACGTTCCCAATAAGGATCTGAGGAAGATCCGGGTTTACGAAGGGTGACGGAGGAACTTTCTGCTCCATCCAAGACGCGAAGAAGGCTGATATTTTATATTTCATTACCTTAATCCAAGGATCACAGCACTTCAACTCACTTGCTAGCTCATTCCATTGATTTATAGTCTCCTTTGGTTTGAAATTTTCTTTAATAAAACCAAAGGCCTGCGAAAGATGAACAATCAAATTCATGCAGGATTCGAGACTGGAGTAATCTCTACCATGGGTCCCAGGTAGTGAATCAAGCTGCGTACGCAGCTTGCAGATTTTGCAAGACGACTGGGCAATGGTCGTCTGCGTATCTGAAACACTACTAGGGAAGGGTTTAG